ATGGAAAATAAAAGAAACGCTAAACCGAATCCAAAAGCTGTAAGAATTCTAACTTACATCATTCCTATAATTTTAATAGGGCTTATCCTTGTCCTTAAGAATATTAACACCGCCGCAGCGGAAATTTCATTTTATATTGTTGCTGTCGGTGTGGTTCTCTTAGTGGTTTTCAGTTTGATCAAAAATAGAAAATACCGCAGGAAGAACTAAATGTAAGGGGGCTAATCACTAGTCCCCCTTGACTGACTTGCGGATAGTATAACCCGCCAAATTCCAATTTTATTTAAATTCTTCCCCATCTCTTCCCTGTGACTTTGTAAAAGCAGGTACCCGCATACAGAGTATTCATCTTGTACTTCAGGGATCCTTCCCAAATAACTGGATGTTAAACAAATTATCTTCATGATTTACGGTATACCATGCAACAATTATGCCAGAACTCAAAAGTTATCTCTGAAAGGCTGGGTCATTCAAACTAGTAAGGCTGCTTGTGGGTAAATAACAGTTTAGTCTCACATAAACGTTGTTATTACATCACACGCTTAAACATCTTCTCCATTTCATACGTACGGTTATTTTTGGTTTTTCCACAATAACCCATATTTATTCAAATACTTACCGTGTAAGGAATTCGCTTTAAACAACGAGAGTTTTTTTTGATCGTTGTCGCTTTCAATTACGTGAAGCCGGTCAGTGATGACGGCCGGAATTTTAACGCCGATCTGCGCCAAATTCTCTGTGATGGACAGGCCTTCATTTGCGATATAAAAAAGAACGGTTCCAAAAGTCAGAACACCGTTCAAATTTGTTATCGTATCAATAATGTTGGCCACAATGATCACAAGGAAGCTGAGCATTTTCCGGACGTAACCAAACCAAGCACTACGGCTTCGTAGATTCTTAAATTTCCATGCCTTAATTACGCCTGTCAGGACGTCAATAATGCTGAAAACTAGCAGTAAATCAAGGTATTTCACCTCCCCGAAAAGGTATGTTCTTGCGATCTGTAAGCTTTCAAAATTCATCCACACATGTATTCCCTCCAATTGTTATCACCTCCTTCGAGGCAAAATAAAAACACCTCTGGGGTGTTAGTTTGCGGCGCCGCCTAAATCCACACTGACAGGTTGTTTTGTCATCGGATAGGTCAAGCCGGTTATTTGTTTATATTGATCTTCTGTAATTCTTCCCCACTCAACAAAACGGGCCACGTCTGCATTACTGTAATACTGCGGGCCCCATCCGTAGATGGTTTTTACGCTTGTAAACCAATCCATCATACCCCTTTCCCTCCCTCCGCCAGCATTAGATAAAGATTGGCAATCATTTGCGCTTGTGACTCGGCAAGGCTTTGCGCTTCCGCAAGTTGTTCTGTAATGGCCGCGTTCTGAGCTTTCAATTCATCAACGGTAAAAGGCACCCGCCCGCTTTCAATTTGCTTTTCCAGGGCTTTTTTCTCTTCCTGGGTGGCCGCCTCCGTCCATGTCTTCTCAGCGGGATGATACATCGCCTTTATGAAAGACGGTGGCTGGGCGGTTGTACAATTCTCAGGGATTGTATAGTTACCTTCTTCGTCAGGCTCAATCGGAATGGGTTTGGTCAAAATGAAATTTTCATCGTATTCATAAACCTGAATCATGCTGTTCCTCCTTCCTGAAAGCCCACGACCACATCCAGATAGTAGCCCCCGCCCATCTTACTTGAGTCCGCCGGGTCCGGGTATTTTATTTTTAAGTCTCCATCATCATAAATGATCAAATTGGCTGTGCCGCCTGTACCACTTAACGGCACTGTTATAACAGAACCGCCAGCAGGCGCGTATGCCGCGGGGATGGAGCCGAATATGATTTCGGCGTCTGTTTTCACATGCCCCCGTAAGATTAAAAATGCCCCCCACTTTGCATACATCGGTGTCCGCGTCCCTGCGGCGGCTCCGTTCTTCAGCATGATGTTTGCATAGATGGCAGCCCCGTTCCATGTCTTCCGCTCAGCTGCCGAGATGTGTCGTTCTTGGTTGTAATTATGAGCTTTGAACTGCCGGGTCATATCATCCCAATACGCCTGATCTTCGGCCGTAACGTGAATGTCCGTGTTACTTGCATGGATATTGACTTTATCCTGTGCGCCGCCTTCTGTTTCCTTGCTGTCCCAAGCTTTCCGATCAGCTGCAGAAATATGCATATCTGCATCGTTCGCATGGGCGTTTACTTTATCCTGCGCGCCGGAAGGGGTTTCCTTGGCATTCCACTCTTTTCTCTCGGCAGCCGTGATATGTTTCACGTTATCTTTTGCATGTTCGTTTGTGTAAGACTTGGCGTTTTCCTCTGCAACATCCGCCTTCTGTTGTGCGCCCTCTTTCGTTTCAATGGCTTCAAGATCGGCAAATTTCTTCTGTAATTCCTCGACGGTCCGGCTGATCTCTTCGACGGTATGGTTTATCCCGTCTTTCAGCGTTTCAAAATCGTCAATGTAATAGTCAGCTGTCGTAATGATGTTCTGATCTTCTAGCGTTTTGGCGATAGAGAAGGTAAAAAGTGAAGTCGCCAGCGCCTGCCCGTTTGAATAGTAAAGTTTGATTTCAGCCTTTACCGTTCCATAGTGCTTAAGCTCTTCATCTGAAAGCATATATTCCGCATTTCCGTTCACCTTGTCGGTGATGGCAAGACTCTTTTTGTAAAATGACCCATCTTCATACAATAGAACGATTTTCGCGTCTACAGCAGACAGGGGCAACGGCGTGCCATCCTTTGTAAAAGAAAAAGACAGCTTCGCGCTGCCCGTGTCCTGCGTCATGAATTGGATGTTCGTGGTTCGCCCGTTTGTCCGGTTCGCATTGATGTCAAATGCGACGCCCCCCGTTTTGTACATTCCTTTTCCTCCTTAGTGCTGCGGCGTAACAATCATTTGAGCTACACCGTATCCTTTTTCCGCATCATACGGAGACTTGATTCTCATAACAGTTCCATAGCCTCCGCTTTCCGCTTTAGTCGCGATTCCGCCAATTGCTGATACGCTATCCCCTACGGCCACTGTTTCGTCAATCCTGACAAAGACTTGACCGATCAGGCCGATGACATGCCATTCGTCCCGAGAGTCACGCGGCACATATTCGAGAGAAGGGTCGTAGTCTGGATTAAGTTTGGGGAGACGGATTTCTTCGCCGCCGCGGAAAACTGTCTCGTAGACCAACCCGCCGAATTCATTTCTTTCGTACTGCTCGTTCCAATAGAACGCAGCACCGCCGAGCACCACGCCCGCAGTTTCCGAAACAACTCCGAGAATCTTGTCCTCTTTTTCCGCTTTTCGAATCTTTTCGCCTTCTAGTGCAACGAGATAACTAGAATCAATTTTCTTGCCGTCAGCAGACTCAAAATACTCAGCGAAGTCTTTGAAATCTGAGACGCTCTCGACTCGCCCTGTGCCGCGAATATGACCGCCAGTCGAATCCAACTCCCATCTCGTATTTTTTGTTGAGGCAGTTCCTGTCCCGTAACCGCCTCTAACGCTGTATCCGTTATCGTTGATAACCCCCTGAGCTGCAAGAATAGCCCTAGAGTTGCCGTCACCTTTTGTGTGGCAGTTATTGACGGCTATTAGCGCTTGACGCGACCCCTCAGTTGTTGAGCCGCCCCGGACACCCAGCAGAACATTGGCAGGGCCTTTTGCGATGTTGTCACCTGTACTGCCTAAAATGGCACTCGCTTCATGCAGAGCTGATCCGGAAGTATTGCCGCCCATAAATCCGCCTTTTACTCTTGTCGGGATAGTGCTGTACTCTCTCCCGGCCAATTGAGCAGATATCTTATACCCGGCTGCTTCTACACCTACAATAGTTGTTTGATTATTCGGCGAACCAATTCCGATAGTTCCGTTTTTACCTATAATCGTTCCATTCATAATGCTTGAATGATAAACCCCGCCGCCTAAACCGAAAGCTGCAGGAGCCGAGTTGTAAATATCAAAATTTGAGATCTTCACGTAATCAGCTTTTTGTGGGCCTCCGTACACTCGAATATCATGAGAAGCCTTTCTGAACCCTCTCATTTTAATACCGTTTACGGTGATATTTCTGCAGCGATACTGAAAGGCTATCACCGGACTGTTTTTATAATCGTAATTGGGATTTCCGATTGCGGTAAAATTGACAATCTGCACGTTCTTATATGCAGATACAACAAGAGCACGCGGGGTAATTCCCTCATACAGATCATTAAAAACCGGTTCTATTGCGGTGCAGTCCGTTAACGTCACATCATAAGCTGTAGTACTCTCAGGATCATCTGCTTTATGGTGGCCGATATGCCGCAAATCATAAGCCCGCACGTCCCGATATGAAACGTGGCCGAGGATATGAACATTTTGGGAAGCCGGCCATTCGGTATGTGCCTTAACTTCAACGCCGCGGATGTTTCCTTCTGTATAGTTGTTGAGCAGCCATACATGCTTAGATCCGTCATCAATCTCAATACCATTAGAGTTAGCCTTTCCTGCAGCATGTGCGATGCCTGTCGGGTTTGTGCAATGGCAGTTTGATATGAAAATATACTCACTGTAATGGGTTGTTATCCCGTCATCCCCATACCCTGAGTTAACGCAGCCGTCAATCCATACATATCTGCAGCCGTCTTTTGTATACTCGGTATCTGGCAGATGGTCATACGTTGGCGCTGTTATATCAATGCCGTGAAGTGCGGGGTTAATGTTTTCTATATTTTTAATCCAGATGAATTTTGAATTCGCAAAGGCAACGCATGTGGAATGCTGCCCGCCTGTCGCCCTTAAACCACCCTGCCGTTCTTGATTCCAGTCTGTTGAAAATCCTTCAACGTGAATGTTTCGATTCCCTTTTTCATAGTCAGCATTCGTGATGACCCATTCTGAGGCCGGTGTTTCATCATTCAAAATCAAGAATGTAACGCCGATTCCCTGGCCGACCAGACGAACCCAGGAAGGGATTTTCAAACCTTTCACGACGTAAATGCCGGCTGACATAACGACCTGCACCTTACCGGTCCCGAATGCCTTCTTAAATGCTTCCGTGCTGTCTGTTTTTCCGGTTGGGTCAGCCCCGAAGTCATCAACGTTTACAACGCGTTTAATTTTCCTGTCGAGCTTGCTGAATTCCCTATCGAGCCTGTCTTTCAATGTTGCGGCAATTTCCCCATCCGTCGTTACGCGAGAATCCACGACTTCTTTCACGTCCTTACCGTCATGATTCAGTACAAGGTTAGTAAATCGCGCAAACAGATTTTTCAAACGGTTTTCGACGGTGTACCCATCATGTGTAATCTGTGAAGAATCATGAACGGCAATTCCTGCTCGGTGTCTTTTAAGATCATCATCAATTTTATTTATTCCATTTTCTATAGTTTCCATGTCATCCCTTATTTGAGATGTATACCGGGCATTTCGGGTGGTATCATAGTCTTTGGTAAGCCTGACCAATTCAGAACACTCCTTTCAACTAAAACGAAAAGCACCCAATAGAGGTGCTTTAAATCATCATTCTTAATTTCTGAACATAACGTTTTTGATCTTTCAATCGTTTTTCTTGCTCCATGCGGATATCCTGGATATCTTTACGGAAATTAGCAAAGTTCAATGTTGGCTTTGCATATGGATTTAAGGGCTTGTATTGAATGGAAAGCAGTCGGACATCGTCTTCATAAGTCACACCGTATGCTGTATCAGCCAACACGTGAAGTGTGTCTCCTTTCCAAAAATCATCTTGTATTTCAAGAAGCTTTGGCTCATAGATGTATTCATAATCCACTTCGATCTCCATTTTCGGATAAGGATTCACGTATTTTTTAAGCGCCGTCATCATGCTGGACTCTTTTTTATAACGCTCGTTGCGCAACGGTTCCGCCCACCTCGGCATTCCATCAAGCAGGAACTTATCTTCGTCAGGGTGCTTGTAAAGGACTGGCTTAAAGACGTACTCCGTTTTTTTGCTGTCGGTGTTGCCGTTTTCCTTAATCGCACCGAATCCCCGCGCCCGGGTAGAGCATCCTTCTGTCGATGTTTTAATTTTAATACCGGGCATATTATAACGAGAGTCGAGAGTGTGATTGATACGCTTTCCCATCTTTTTATAGATGTAAATCTTGTAATTATCTACATCCAGTTCTAAACCGTAGTCTTCCACAATTTCGCTTATCAGCTCGTTCGCAAACTTGTCACCAAAATTCTCCTGCTCTACACTTTCAAATTCACTTTCCTTGTCTTTGAAAATATAAGAGAATTTCGTCCCCTTCAATGTGAAATCAAGCATTTTTCGTACAGTCAGTGTGCCGCTGATCGTCTCTTCTACATAATGGTTGTTCAAAACGGCAACGAAAACATGGCTTGCAGAAACTTTCTTGCTGAGTGTCTTTTCCTGATCGATTTCGATCATCGTAATAAAGTATTTTTGATGGTTAAATTTCTTTTCATCCAGGTAAAGAATATTGTCATTTATGAGCAAGTCATATTCAATGCCATTATCAGCAGTTCGAGTGATCGTAAACTCAATATCTTTTTTTCCGGTGGTGTCATCTAGCAGATCCGGATCGGCACCTATGACTTCGACCACTTGATTTCCGTCTTGACTGGAAACATGCAGCTGAGGGAAATAAACGTCTTTTGGCAAGTTTTGATTCAACGTAATGTCTTTACCGTCATATTCTTTACTTGGTATGTCCGGCTCAGGATCTGGTGTGCTCGGATTACTCGGTTCGTCTGGTACTCCCTCGGTTGTATCATATTTCGTTAATTTATAGGTGAAAATGAGGCTGTTCAATTTTGTTGCGTAATTTGGGTCGGTAGCATACCCGGCTTTGACGAGAGCCGCAGTTGCTTTCTGATAATCTGTTTCCCCGACGACAGCTTTATAATGATTTTTGTCCCAGCTGAGGCCATTCAAGTACAGGTTCGCCAGGTCTTGTATAGATTCTTTCCATGAAGGGTACTTCCTGAATTTAGCCGGAACTTGTACGTTTTCTCCGTTGATAACTTCCCATGTTTGCATAATGACATATTGGCCGTTGTATTCGCCCTTCATACCGAAAAGGTTATGTCCTTTTGTCGCCAATTCACTTGTGCCCCACGCGCTTTCTAAGCATCCTTGCGCAATGATCAGCGATGCGAGAATACGGTGCTTTTTATATATTTGCTGGGCGTCTCCGGCAATCTCTTTAATAAAATCTGTATTCGCCATACAAACCGCCCGCCTTACAAGTAATAGAGCCGCGTGTCAAATTCTATGACAAAATCATCGGCATTCTGAACTTCAAACTCATTCCATCCAATTTCGAGATTTGGCAGACGTCCAGATGTTTTTATTGGTTTATTATTGAGCAACGCGTACTGCTTTAGAAATGATACCTGCTGTGACTTCTTCAACTCCTGTTCAATCGTTAATTTTTCGCCATTGGTATGATTGATTAGTGTTACATTCTTCCCCTTGGCGTTCAATAGGACGTTATACGCATGATCAAGAGGATTGATTTGGACGTCTCCAGAATTAAAGACCGAGAAACGTTTCTGATTCTTAAAATAATAGGCCAGGTTGTCATCTGATTGCAGGTTCATACCGATGTTCCAGTTCTCTCCTGACTGAGTCTGTGCTGTTTTGGTTGAATGTTTAGATTCTGCCATCCCGGTAATATTGGTAAACTCGACTGAAAAAACAGCATGTGTTTTCTCCCTTTCTTTGGGAATGCTGAAATTCCCATCACACGTGACAAGGAAACGGCGATTCGGCCATAAGTCAGTAGAAATATAATAGGCAAATGGCTTCACCAATAAAGCATAGAGCTGATGCCTAAGCATGTAAAAATTATTGTGAATTTTTGAATTCAAATATATTTCTACAGTAACCTTCCTTGATGAATAGGTCACGTCACGAGGGTGCTGTGCTGAGATAACACCATGTCGCCGCGGGATCGTGATCGTTTCCTGATTGATAATCGGCGCTTCCGCCAAAAAACTCAACACTTCAAATTGGGAGAGCAAGCTGTCAAGGCTCTGCTCCCCCAATCCGTTATCAAAATCCAAAAATAGTTTTACCAAGCCGGCTTGCCTCCGTTTCTATATTGTTTTCTTCTATATCGGTCAGCACTCGTTTGGTCTACTCGAGCACCGTCAATATAGGTGTTGTTATCTTTTAAGACCAGCTGTTGCAGTAGCTGAATGTTCTGCTGGAGAGCGTCGATTTGCTGCCCCATCATGTTGATTTGCCTTTCTTGGTTCTCCACGACCCGAGTTATATCAACATTGACGCTTCTATCATTTTCAGGCTGTGCTACGGATGCTTTTTGAAGCAATAGTAAAGCCTTCGAGATCATCCCTTCCTGCAGAGAAGGCAGGACGCCAAGCTCACGCCCAACCCGCGCCCACAATCCGATGTTCCTTTCGCGGTATGCCGGATCTTTCGTAATGGTGGTTTCATCGTACCCTCGTTCGTTGAGGACGGCGAGCTTGGAGCCGCCGCGCCCCGGAGAAGTACCGCCCTTTGCATACCCTACGTATGGGCCGCCGCGGGCCATTGATTTCAAGCCGGGATGATTTGATATGTCTCCATATCGCCCTTTGATGTAATTAATGGCCGCCAAAACGCTATCTACGGGATTCAAAATGTTGTTGTGACCCGGAAATGCATTAGATGCAAACGTACTTGGAATCGTCTGCATTAGTCCCTGTGAAGGATTACCTGCCTTCCAGTTAGAGTCCCACCTGTTGACGACATTTGGATTCCCTCCAGACTCTTTCATGGCAATCGTGATTAAGCCGGGAACCCATGAAAACGGGACACCAGCGATGCCGACGGCTTCTGTTACCCATTTTTGTACCTGGGCAGATCCGGTTGCGCCTTTATAGGCATCGGCCTTAAAAAATCCCACATCCGGCAAGACCCCTTTTAAGAATTGAAGGGCACCGCTTTTTAGCGTTTTGAGAATACCAGTCCCTAATCCATCTATACCGGTTCCTGTTTTAAATGGGATCATACCTTTGAATATGCTGCTGATTATCTTTTTCGGCCCTTTCATAATCATTTCCATAGCGTTAGAAGCGACATCCTTCGTTTTGCCAATGACATTCTTGCCGACAGAGACAGCGCCTTGTACAAGCTTTTTTGATCCCTCAAACGCATTTTTGAAGAAGTTCCCGACCCCATTTGCATAACCGGGAAGCCCTGTGACAGCTGCTTCTTTCGACTGAGCGTGCGGAAGAACAGACGTACCACGCGGAAGATCCCACACTTGCGGGCCGCCCATTCCGACAATGTAAGTGCCGATACCGGGCGTGTGAGCAAGCTCCCATCCTTCCTCACCGACTAATGCCCGGCCACCGGGGTGGAAGTCTGTTCCTTTGGCATAGGCTAACCCCGGCGCAATTTGCATTGTGGAAGACTGGCGACTGTCGTAACCTGCCGGCTTCCACTGGGGAATTGTGGGAATGTGCATAAATTCCAAAACTGTATTTATGCCATCAGTTATAGCGTTTACTTTGGTTGCCAAATCTACTTTTAACTGATCCCAGACACCCAGCACTTCACCTTTTTCCCAATCAACTTGGCTGATATGGCCTTCAGCTTGCTTTTTCGCTTCCTTTACGACACCTTTATGAGTTTCCTCCGCTGCATTAATTGTCTTTTTCGCCTGGCTCTTTGCGTTTTTAACAGTTTTATCGTGTTCTTTCTTAGAAATTGAACGTTTCACATAATACTGTTCATCAGCGGCATCAATAACAGCATCACGTTGTTTCTTTGCTGCTTTAATCGTTTTCTCTTTTGCATTGTTACTGTCTTTTACTACGGCCGCCGCTTGTTTAGCAGAAAGATTAGACGTTTCTTCTTTTAATTTTTTGGAGATTTTGGTTTGTTCGTCTTTGCTACGTGAAAGTGCAGTCTCCATTTCAGCAAGCATTTTGCCTTGAATTTTAGCTATTTCTTTATTCTCTTTTTCCGTGGTTTTTCGATTTTCACGGGCGGCAGTCCTATAAATTTCATCTACTCGATCAACATACTTTTGGATCTTCTTTTGTTTTTTCTCGTTATAAGCATCAATTTTGCCAATGATTTTATTTTCTTCTTTATCAGACATTCCTTTATTAGAAGCATAAAACTCTTTCAGCACTTTAGTTGCATTGGTGGCGCTGGTTTTGTATCCATTTTTCAAAGAATCTCCCATGTCTTTAAAGCGCTTTGACATGTCATCTGCGATGTCGTTCGTGATGGTAGCATTGGTCGCACGGAGAGTGTTCAGCTTGGCTGTAACCTCAATGTTCATGTCTTCATAAGCGTTGACGGCTTTTGCTGTGGATTTTGATACACCGTCCCCAAAATCAATTGTCGCCGGAAGCACTCGTTTCTTTAAATTGTCATAATACTTAAATCCGGCATCAGCTAAGAGAGTCACACCCGTAATGAGCGCGCCGACTGGTCCGCCTAACAATCCAAGTCCGCCACGTAAAAGACCGACAACAGCAGCGCCTTTTTTAAGTATGTTAAACAGGCCGAAACCGCTTTTAGCGAGCTGCATAAATCCGCCCGCCCCTCTTACGGCACTTAAACCAGTCTTAATAATTCCGGCGCCGAACTTTAACAGTTCAGGAGCAAAAGTAAGAACGAGGCCGGCAATTGTCCCGATTGGTCCGCCGAATAGAGTAAGCCCAGTACCGGCCACCCGGGATGCGCCGCCAAGCCCGCGCATCGCTTTCGAGCTTCTATTTGTCGATTGCTCCAGTCGGCCCACTCGTGTTGCTGCAACGGCGTTTGTTTGGTTGAGCCTTTCCATTCGGGTGGCTGCTACCGTTGCCGCAGTGGAAGTTGTCGCAATGCCAGCTGCCGCTGTTCGGGATGCAGCGCCTGCCGCAACGGCTTCAGTCGTATAAACGCCGAGACTTGCCGATGCCCGATTGACGTTACCGGTTAAATATCCCCCCGCCGTGCGGAGCATGTTCCATCCTGCTGCGATCCTCGGTAATGCCCCGATTAACAGCAAGGCAGCCCCGCCAAAAAGAGAAAATACTGTTACAGCTCCGGCCGTAATAGCAATTGTGCTTGCGACGGAGTTCGGTAAGGCGTCGAACCATGTCACTAATGAAGTCAGGCCGTCAGTAGTAGCTCTGATGATCGGTATAAACTGGTTTCCCATGGTGATGACGGCGTTGTTTGTTGCTGATTTCAGATATTCTACAGATCCGGCCAGGTTGTCCATCTGCGTGTCAGCCACTTTTTCAGCAATACCGCCGCTGTTTTCTATTTCCTTTGTGAATTCTTCCAGCTTATCTTTACCTGCATGCATGAGCGTGATAAATCCAGATATAGCATGTTGTCCGGCAAGCTGTTTAGCGATCCGGATCTGTTCTGTTTCAGTATAATTTTTTGTTTTCTCTGTGATCTGCCCCATGATGTCGGCCAGCGGGCGCATTTTACCGGTAGAGTCCGTCACTTTTAAACCTAATTCTTCAATAGCCGAAGCCGCAGGTTTAGGCGGAGCCGCTAAACGAGTAAGCGTCGATCGAAGTGCTGTACCTGCCATGTCTGCCTTTATTCCGCTGTTTGCCAGAATACCGGTTGCCGCGGCCAACTCTTCCATACTGAGACCTGCTGTTTTAGCAGCCGGAGCCGCATATTTCATCGTTTGACCAATCTCCTGCAAAGTGGCATTGGAGTTCGTGAACGTATACGTCATTGCATCGGCAACACGGTTTGTGTCCTCTGCCTTAATATGAAATTCGGTTAAGATGTCAGAAACGATATCAGCCGTTACGCCGAGGTCGGTTTGTCCGGCGGCCGCCGTCGCAAGCAAGCCAGGCATAGCGCCGATAATTTGGTTCGTCTTATAGCCGGCCATCGCTAAATACTGCATGCCTTCGGCTACTTGCCCATCCGTATACTGTGTGACGGCGCCAAGATGACGGGCTGTTTCTGTTAATGATGCCAATTGATCGTTTGTTGCGTTCGCCAAGGCGGCGACACGGCTCATATCTTTCTCGAAGCTCGCTGCGGCCTTAACGGTTGCACCGATCCCAAGCGCTCCGACAACACCAATTCCCGCTAATGCCTTTCCTGTGGCTGTTGCAGATTTATAAACAGCGTTTAGCTCTTCTGATACATCCTTTGAATCCTTTTTAAAAACAGAAAAAATTCCTGCAGCCCGACTGTTGCTGTCTGACATGGTCTGAAACTCTTTGCTGACTTTATTCAGTTCTTTGCCGAGATTCTCATGAACCGCAATAGCATCATTCAAACGCCGCGCCTGAATCTGTGTCTCTCGGTTGTCTTTTCCTTTTTGTCTGACCAGTTCTTCATACCGCTGACGGTGCTCCTGAACCAACCGGCCTTGAATCTTATACTTATTACTCAAACCCTCCATCTGTGATTGCAGGAGCTTTGATTGATCGCCAGCATTTTTATAAATGCTTCCGGCTGCCTTCATTTCTGAATTTGCCAGGCGCATCTGCCTTTTTAAGCCTTCAATGCCCCGGTTAAATCCCGTATCGTCAAGACCGACCTTAACGACCATATTTCCTATTGGTTGAGCCATATGTATCCACCCCGCTTTCCTGGCAAAGGTTCAACAAAAAAGACAGGCTATAAGCCCGTCTAAAAGAAGACATCTTCAAATTTCACTTCTTCTGGTTTATTGGTTTCGGTCAATATCTCTAAATAGTGATATATGTCCATCTCGTCAATTGCGCTCATACTCCACCCTTGTTGTAGGAGAGTGGCGTAAATTTCATTTATCTGCTCTATTCCGCGCTCGTAGGTGTATTCTTCTCCGTTCTTTCCGGCAAAAAATCCTGATCAGCAGCCTCAATTTCTTTATAGCCGGCAACTTCCGAGAGAATGCGGCTCACTTCTTTCGTAACTTCAAAAGATTCCAGCCCCTCAAATAATTGATCGTAAGTAAATTGATTCCGGAATACCCCTACGATAAATTGCAGCTGTTTTTCAAGAATCTTGATGCTTTTCTCCAAATTTTCTGCTGTTTTTTCAGCTTCTGCGTTCAACCGTAATGCTTCAATAAGTGTTTTCGTATTTGTCCGAGGTGCAATAAATGTTTTCAATTTCTTTTCATCTTCGAACCATAGTTTGATTGAAATATGTTTTTGAGCCATGTCGACTCCTCCTTTTAATTGTTATAGAAATAAAAAAGGAAGCACTCTGCTTCCCTTTTTAAGCGCCAAGATCAGTGCTTTTACTTGCCTTGGGTTCATCGTTAGATGAAGTGTAGGCGTTGCCGTATACCTTTTCATAAAACTTGTCTAAGTCGAAATTAGGCGCGTCTTCATCTGCGATGATTTTATACACATCATCCTGCTCTCTTTCAAGAAACTCCGCGGATAATTTAGAGGTCTGGAAGTCTATTTTTTCTTTTTTTGTGCTCCAGTCATCATCAGGCAAAGTGAATCGGCCTTGAACTAAACCTACATGACGTTTTTTCCCGTTTGCTTTGACACCAAAGAAGGTAATCGCGATCCACGGCGGAGTAACGTTTTTCTTGAAAAGATATAGACCGTCTTTGGTTTCCTCTATCCCAAATAAATTGACAAGGTGTTCCGGCGGTACGTCTCGCATTTCTAAGTCGAGTTTCGTTGAGCCAGTCGAGACAGCTAAATCAGCTACTTTGTTATCTGCGTACTGTTTTTCTGTAGATGAATCGGTTGCCATCTTTGCGTTGATAGCATGTGGATAATCAATGATCTTGCTGGCGATCCACAAGCCTTCTTTTTTGATTAATGGTGAATACTTAACGCCTTCCAATCCCACCATAGAACTGTATTCAGGCATGATAAAACCTCCAATTATAATAAAATATTGGCCTCGAACCGATAACCTTTTCGAATGAGGCGCTCAGATTGTAAAAACTCATTAATAGGACCATAAGTCTGGAAATCAAAAGTTCCCATTACATCAACGACAGCAGCCATTACGGATTCACAAGACTGATTGTGGTACACATCAATCTGATATAGCGTGCTGTCCTGGATGGGCTTACCGTCTGCCCATTTGGTTGTTCGATAATCTAATTCTTGTACGACAATATAAGGTGGCTGGCTTTTTATCCCTTCCGGCACTGCCAATTCATAGATATTGCCGGGGTCAACCAATGATAAAAGCGCCGGATGAGCTTCCAGCGCTTCAAATAAACTGTTTTTCAATTGTGCAGCCCGTTCGATAAGATTCACAGCTTGTATCCCGCCTTTATGACTTTTTCCATTGCATCAAGCATCTTGCCATTCGCCTTTAGCATACTCCGGTGAATAAATGGATTGGCAGCTTGATGGAGCGTGCCGAATTCCGGCAAGTGAACACGGAATTTTGTATCTTTTGTAGGGCCTACAACTGCGTATATCTCTCCGTCTTCGTCCCGCCTGATACGGCTGCCGACTATAATATCATCGTCAATGTGCGGATGACTTCCGCCAATGGAAGAGCGTGGAGCTTCCTCATTAATTTCCGCATCCAAAACAGCCCCTCCGGCTTTCACTGCTGCTTTATGAATCTTTTCTTCCTTACGGGCCAGATCAGCAAAAGTAGATTCAAGCTCCCTAAACCCTTTCAATTCCAATTCAAAGTTCATCGGCTCACCACATTCGCTTTAATCGTAATGAAATGCCGCCGCGAATAATTCGGTAAGATAGCCTCAATTTCATATGGAACGCCCTGAAAGACGATTCGCATATGTTCATTGATATCTTCCCGGTGCCGGATTGTAAATTGAACTGTTTTTTCTTTTTGTATGGCCGCTGCAGCATAATATTCCCGGCCTTTTAAGCCCTCCGCCTTTGCCCAGCATTCAATAACTGTTTCCCAACTATCATTTCCCTCCACAGGCAGACGGCCGCCGGGCTTCTTTTTTTGAAATTGAATGCGATACCGCATATCATTCAGCATTAGCCTTCACCTCTGGAACTACATATTTCAACTGATTGATCATCATAGTCAGCACACCATCAAGATTGGATGTCGTGCCGGCAATCTCCCGGTTTTCATACCAATGCGTCACAAAAGCTTTTACACACATAGCTGCTCGTGCTGAGTTATTGGGAAATGTAAGGCCAGTAGCAGCTGTTATATGTTCTTTTGCTGATGCGATAAAGTCTAAAATCAAATCATCCTCCAGATCACCATCGACCCGGAGGAATTTTTTCACTTTCTCTAATTCTATTTTTTCTGCTTCTGTCATCTGGCATCACCTGCCTTTCATTCTGCAGGAGTGGCGGATTTCAGTTCATCAATTTGTTTTTGCATACCATCAAGCACAGCCTTCACTTCACTGTTCAGATGATCCAACATGATGCTGCCAGACCCAACATTTTTGCTGCGAACTGATTTTTCGGCCAGCATTTCATGTGCAATACTCCCCTCTTCAATGACTGCCGGCTCGCCCGGTTCGCCTTTGGGGCCTGGTTCGCCTGGCTCGCCTTGGGGTCCTGGAGGTCCCGGCTCACCTTGTGGTCCTGGTTCACCCGGATCACCCTTCAGGCCTTTTACGTAGAGAGGATTTTCTTCGCTGTTATCAGCAACCGAAATGTCAGTGATCGGCACTCCTTTACCGTTGTCCCTCGCAGAAGTTAATACACCGTTACTTTCGTTCAGAATATTGTCTAATTTCGCCATGTCGATCAATCCTTTCAATTTTTATTTTTACTTTCCAAGATCAGCAGACTGTTCAGGCGTTTCTACCTTTGCGTCTTCCCCGACGACAAGATCAGTGACAATGACGGCTGCTTCCGGATCTACCACTTTTCCGTCAAATCGTTCAATGCCGCGGAAATATGTCTGATCCGTAAGAAAAGCGTCTCCGCCCACGTCAGTTGATTTGATTTCGAATTTTTGACGGTCAAACATGAAATATGCACTTTCAAAATCACCGAAAAGAATATGAGTCTTTTGTGTTTTGTCGTCAGTTACAATTTCGTCATAAACCTCAACTGGACGTCCGAACAAAAGGAAGCTGTCTTCGTCCCTAGGATCTTGAGCTAAGATGCCTCTGCCGTTTTTATCTTCAATATTTGCCAGAGTTTCAAACGCTTCAGTATTCATAACCCACTTTGCATTTTTACGATATCCGCGTTTAATCTGGTTTTTAACCTTGCGTAGAAATTTAATCGTAATTACAGATGGCGCTTTAAGCGTTTTGTATTTTCCGCTGGTAATGATGCCTTCAACATTCGTCTCCCCGCCTTTTCCATAAAAGACTTCATCATTTTCTGTCACTACAGCGGATTCAGAGAGCCAGTCTACAATCTCACGAACAAAGTTTACAAAAGAATCATTTAATAGCTCGCTAGAAACAGGCAAAAATCCGGCGAACTTTTTAACGTTGTACCAGATTTGTTCAAATTCCATGTTTTTTAGTTCTTTAATTTGTTCTTTCTCGGCTGTATTATAGAGTTTTCCGGCTACACCTTTTCGGACTGTATAACTCCCTGATGGAGCAGTTTTAGGCACAACGCGAACCAGATTCCGAACGGAATTTAATTCCTTGATGGATTTCAAAATCTCTTTTGAAATATCGTCCGGAACAGTATACCCGCCGTCTTTATCACTTCCAGAAGACAACGAGCGATTTTCTTTCAGAACACGCTGCATCATGCTTCTTTCTTCTTCTCCGAGGTCATGACTGCGTCCGGTCAACACTTTAAACCAAGCATCCCGGTATTCTTTTGTAGCTGTTAAAATATCGCGCTGTTCGGGTTCTTCATCGGGCTTTCGTTCGAATTCTGGTACAAAGTTTCGTTCTTCACCCAATGCCGGCAGTTCCAAGCCACGCTCTTCTGACATAAGCTCAATTTGTTTTTGCAACGCCTTGGCTTCATCAAGCATACTGCGGGCTTCTTCGGACTTCCCTTCATTCAAAAGATTGGATGCCTCTTGTTTTTTCTGTGTGAATTTTTGTCTCAATTCACGTTCTTTTTTCGTCATAGCAACTGTCATTCGTATTTCCTCCTTGAATTTGGACATAAAAAATAGACCTAAATTGTCAGGTCTAAAAGTTCAAGCTCCATTTTTAATTTTTCAATTGGGGCAGCACGCATTTCTTTTAACTGCTCCACTTTAACCAAGCTTCGTTCACCAATCACTGCCTCCGTATCGCTATAAGCAGGCGTCGTTACGAGAGAAATGTCAAAGATACGTTCGATATTATTGATGCGGCGTTCATAAATGTCCTCTTCATCATTATGTCGCCATTCGTCCGGATCTCCTTGACTGTAATCCAAAGAAAAAGCAAAAGAACACTGATTAACGACTCCGCTTCTAACATTCACCATTAAATCTTTCGCGTATGACGTGTCTGTAGGGACAAAACGGAATTTGAGACCTATTGCGTCTGTTTCTAGCTCCAGCCTCCCTACGTCCTCAGAAACGGTATTTCTCGCTAAGGGGTAATCCTGACGGTGGTTAAAAAGAGCGACTACGTTAGAAAGGTCTGCGGAATCCAGGGCATTCCGGCTGATGATTTCTTTAAACCATCCTCCCAACGGCTCGGACCATTTTTCGAATTTCAAAGCGTACCCCTCAATAAAATGCCTTTTCTCTTCGCCTTCACCGGCAGAGCGCAACTCAATTTTCGTTGTCAGATGACGTACTTCCTTGCTCATGTTTGCCATCACCTCCTTTACTTGAGCCAGCTTTGTTCATTTGATACTGTTCCAATGAATCAAGGAAGGTATAGTTAAGCGACACAAGGTGCCGATCACCGTGTTCAATCGCATTTTTCTCTTCCAGTGCACGAATTTCATTGATATTTAAGGCGCCGATCCGTTCCATAATTTCGTAATACTCGGCCCTTGATTTTGCATCACCGCGCAGCTCGCTGTTTACATTGAATTTGATGTAAAATCCTTCATTTATTTCACCATCAGTAAAAAGCTTTGTGATGATTTCCTGTTCAAAGGATACCAGCCAAGGATGCAGCGTATTTTTCACATACTCAATGGACTGGTGCTCAATATTGTTGAAAGTGGCACGATCCAGTTCATTAATTTTGTGCAGAGGGACTTTATAGATAGACGCAATTTGTGCTTTGTTGAATTTCATCGACTCCACAAATTGCGCTTCTTGTAAAGGCATTGAAATTGATTCATATGAAAGACCGGCATCAATAATTGCGATGTTGCGGCCCGCATTGACTTTTTCCCATTCATCTCTAGCCCGATTTTTTGCGTCTTCATCAATTAAGGTTGGGACTTTCAATATTCCCCGGGGAGTAGCATCATTTTTATACAATTTCGCATTAAATTTGGTTGCAGCAGACTGCGCACCGATATGTTCCCTTATGACGCCTATCGGACTTTTCCCGTTAATCCCGTCTTCTGTCATACCCTTGAAATGCAGGACCTCATCCGCATACAATTCAACACTTTTTGAATTAATGACCGTTTCATACCACAGTAGACCGTTGTTCGGATTTACATAGGCCTGTGTATTGGCCGGATTTAACGGTAATAAGGCTATGATTTTACCTGTTTTATCTACTTTGATATAAGAGTAGGCATTTCCCCAAAGACAGACGTGAATCATCATTAGCTTTTTCCATGTGAAAGCCGTCATGTAACGATTAGGCTTCAAATAGAGTAATTGAGCAACAGGATGTTTCATGCTACTGATAATATCACCTTGGCGACTTTTGAACGTATGGACCGAAAGCTTAGCAATGTCATCAGACAATACATTCACACATGAATAGACATCAGGATGAATTAAGGCGGTTGATTCGCTCACACGTTCACCGCTGGCCGTCTTTGAGCCGCCGAACATATCAATGATCCAGTCAGGAGGGTTCGCAAGATTCCAAGTCTCTGATTCATTTGATCTTTTTAAAAACAGCCCTTCCAAAAACAATCAATCACCCCCTTTTTTTGCTGATTAACACCGCATAAAATATAAAAAAGACACCCGTCGTCAAAAGACCGATGTTTGTATGCAAGCGATATGCGGCGCACGCTATAAATGCTGCACCTGTGATAAAAAGAAAATCGTTTAACAGAAGCAGCATGAATGCGAATATTTTTTTCACGATTACACCGCCCTTAGAAAGAGAATGACGCTGATTTGATATATGAATTCAGGTCTACTTCATTATCAGTTTGAGAAGCTCGTACATAAGCATTAATCAATGCGGCTACAGGATCTATCCGTTGTGTTGATTTGGATTTATCCAGCATGATATTCTCTTGAGCATCTACTTTGGTTACTGCGTTCCCCATCGCCCAAGTTAGCAGTGAATTTTTCGGATGAATGACTTTTTTCGATTTCACCTTAGCTCTGAAGCCTTTAGTCGGTTCCGATAGAGTAGCAACACCCTGACGAATTTCAATCATTACATACCCGTCCGCCTCCATCTGCTGAGCAAACTGCGTCGCATTGTATGGATCATATCCAATTTCTTTGATACGCCAGCCGTTTTCCTGCTCCATCTTTTTGATGTAAGCCCTGATGTAATCATAATCAACAACAGCACCGTCAGTTGTCGTAAGCCATCCCCTATCTTTCCATGTGTCATACGGGACGTTGTCGGTTTTCATTCGCTCAAAAAAAGTATCTTCCGGCATAAAACCGTGGCTTTCCACAGCAACCCGCCCATCATCCAAAGGAAAAACAAAAGATGCTGCAGTTAAGTCGATTGTTTTTGACAAGTCGATACCGACGTAACACTCCCTGTTTTTCAGATCCGGAGTTTTGTCAGAACCGCAGTCAGCCCAAGCCTGCATATCCATATAGCCGTTTTCTCGCATGTTTACCCAGATGTTCATGTTTTTCGTCATGAAATTTCTCATTTTCTCCGGGACAGCAAGCGCGACCTCCAATTCCCCACGTAAATAATTCAAACCGTGCTCATTGGCAGCGACAATCGGATTCGCTTTAATCCAGTTCTTTTCGTCCTTGACGTCATCGCCTTTATCAAGCTCGTTGACCATTACAAAATATTGCTCGTTCTGTTCGACCTTATTCGGGTCCAGTATGCGAGACACGTAGTCATATTCCACACGGTAAGCAGGATTATTTAATTCAAAGCCGGCCGTCGTAATAATTAACATTAATGGCTGGGCACGGGCGGCCATACCGGAAGCCAGGACATCATAAATTTCTGAGGTTTTATGAGCATGGTATTCGTCGATGATGCCGCATTGTGGGTTGAATCCGTCTCCGGTCTTCCCGGCATCTTTAGAAAGCGCCTCAATTTTCGACTGTGTTTTGGGATGCTCAATTTTCCCATAAGCAATCCGATATTTCTTTTCCGGCTTGTTCAAAAGGTCGCTTTGCATGATCTGCGCCTTAATTTCATTCCAACAGATTTTTGCTTGTTCAGTTTTTGTAGCCCCAATGTATACCTCGGACATATACTCATCGTTGGCCATTGTCTCATAGGAACCAACACAGGCCAGGCTCTGGGTTTTGGTGTTTTTACGGCCGACCTGCCAATATACCTTTTTAAATCGGCGGTAGCCGGTATCCTTATGCACCCATCCGTACACATTACCAAAGATGAAAATCTGAATAGGTTCAGGAACAATATTTTCACCCTGTAATGGCCCTTTCGTATGTTTAAATTGTGTCATCCAGTAAAGGAACCGACGAGCTTTTTCGTCATCAAACACATATGGGAATTCCCTTGTGCCTTCCCTACTCACATCATTTAAAAAACGCTGGCAAGCCCATATGTGTTTTTCGCATGCCACAATCTCACCCGATATCACATCGCGTGAGTAATCAAGTAGAAACTGTTTGATTGTATTCATACATTTTTAAACTCCTTTTCTGCAGCTGTTTTCTCCCGTTCTTCTTGTGTACGAGTGATAGCAAGCTTAGCCCGGGCAGACGGAGTCAGGCCGAAGTCATTAGCAGCCGATTTCATCTGATCATAATAGTTTTTTTGCCGCTTTAATAAAGGATGTTCTTCCCCTATTAACTTGATAGGATTTCCCTCTTCATCCTCGCCTTCTGTATGGACCATAATCCCGTCTTCTTCAATCACTTTTGATATAGATATATACTGAGAGTAGGCGTTGCAATAGGCGGCCAACATGCTGATGTCCGCTTCCGTGATGATCTCGACCTCAGCCAGTAAAGCAGCAACTCGTTTGAATTCTTTTTTTCCGACTTTATCCAACCACGTTGGCGGTTTTATATTATCGGATCGCATTTTCAGCTTTTTCTCGTGCTCAGCCCGGGCGGCCAGCTCTTCCGTATTCTTTTTATTTGGGTTGCCCTGTATCAATTGAAGCGTCGCGGATTTTGCAGGCCTCGGCATGTTCTCACCTCATTTCATGTCAAAAAAATTGCATTTTTCACTTGTTTTTTTCACCAATCGTGATACGATGAAATCAACAACAAAACCAGTCGTACCAAGCCCTCTCGGCAAATTTGCTGAGGGGGCTTTCTGCTGTTTCCGGAACTTTGAAAAGCGGTGTTTGTTTGCAGAAGGGGGATCGCCGTTCTCCGTTCGTTTCCCTTCCAGAGATTTGTTAGGGGGGAAGGTCACTTGCCCTTACTGCCGTGAGCCTTGTTGTGACAGGCGTTACACAAGCTTTCAAGGTTCTTTATGTCCAATCGTTTCGACCAATCTTCCTTTACTTCCACAATATGATGCACCATGTCAGCCGGAGTGAAGCAATGATCTTTCAAACAATGCTGACAAAGATAATTGTCTCTTATCAAAGCAAGTTGTCTTGTGCGTTTCCATTCAGTTGATTTGTAAAAACTTGTTGTTGTTTTGTTTCTTGAGTGTTTGTTGTAATATTTTATTTCATCTTGTCGCTGTGTTTTATGTGCGTCGCAGTACCGGTTACGGGTGAGGCTAGTGCACCCAGGGACGACGCATATTTTTATTGGTTTAGGGGGCATTCTGCAATTCGCTCCTAAAAAAACCCTTCATATTTGAAGGGTTTATCATCATATTTCTAGTAAACTAACTAATTCAAAGTCGTAATCTTCTTGAAAAATTTCAAAAATATAAAAGAATAAACCCGTATCTAACTCTATATCCGTTTGAATATTATATTCAAGTAGCCTAGCTTTCTCTAATTCTCTATGCGATACTTCATAATAAGAATCGTTATAATACTTCTTAAATATATTGTGAAGTTTATTTATAATGATTCTTTCATTTTCTTGCCCTTGACCTTTATCAAATAAACATACATATTTATATTGATAATATTTTTCGTCAGGCTTTCTATGAGTATCACGTGTTTTCTTTAATGCATTATCCATAATATCTGTTAATTTCTTCAAATTAAAACTTGTGTTTTGCGTATAATTTGGTATTTGTGATTCCTCTACTGCCCTTTTATAATTATTAATGCTTTCTATTGCTTTTTTAATTTGTTCTTCTGTTAGTTGAACTGGAATGAAATTAAGAATGTTTTCTAGAAAACGTTTAGTGTTGTACATATAAAAACTTTGATTTGTATTCCTAGAAAACTCTTGCACAAGTTCGGGGTGTATCCCCAAAGTTTTACCTGATGCTATATACCACCAATCTTCTTTTTGATCATCAGTAACGAATATAATGTCCCTATTATTTTCCTTTGAATAATCCATAATTTGTTTCCATAAAACATAATCTCCAAAACGATCTTCATAATTAATCCCGTTAAAAAACTTTGTTTGTCCTTCTTTAGTTTTTGCATCTTTAAAACCAGGAGGAATCTTTTTCGAAAATCTTTCTTCTCCTTGACCGTATATCTCTGTTAATTGTTCTTGCGTGTAAGGATTGCCTACTTTCTCATCAAAGATTTCTGCAAGCTTGTATTTAATATTTTCTAAATCAGGATGAGCATGTTTTTGGTCTTTTAAATCTGTTATAAGATCCTCTATGCTATTAACAAAAGAAGTATGTAAGGCTTCATTTAATTTGAGATTTGTATGCTGTGGGGAATACTTTTTAAATTTCTCTTCCACAGCACCTTGGATTTTAGACAACTCTTTTGATAGTTGATCATATGCATGTTCTTGATCTAGTTTTTCCTTATTTATAAGGTGATGATATTCCAATGCAACTTGGTAAGGAATCCAAACCCGTTCTTTTAATGTTTCAAAAATAATAAGCAATACTTCTCTCGCAGACTCTTCAAATCTATATGAGTGCAGCAAAATATTGGTGTCAAATACAAAAGTACAAGTATCCCACAAATTTTTAAATTCTTCTACGGATGGATTGTAAAAACCGGCAAAATATTTCTTCATAAAGACTCCCCATTAAATTATCTTTTTATAAACATTAAACGATACGTTAAATGCTTATTAAAAGAACTATCTTCATTGCGATCCAAACAGTTTAAATACCATTTTTGAAATTTTGGTCCTGAACTATTATTTAATTCGATGTGTTGAATATCTGGATAACTATAAGTATATCGAGCATTATTATCAGGGTTTTTCAAATCTATTAATAGCAAAAATCCAGTAGCGGTCTCTGTTAGATCATATCCTAATATAATATGGTCAACCCTTTCATCAACATCAGGTATATTGGGTACTTTACTAAGTTGTACGATATTAAATAAATCAAAGCAGCTTTCTAGTTTCTTAATTTCTTTCTTTAATTCAAGTAATTTCATTTTTTCACCTCTAACTCACGATTAGTCATGACGAATTTTCTAGAAGGAACATATTAGTTCACATAAGAATAGTACTTTACTATATTTAAAAATCAGGAACAAATCTTATAAAAAACTAATTTGAGAGTCTTTTATAATTCTCTGATAAGAACCACTTTTTTTAAAACCATCTACATCTTGTTTTGCTTTATCTAGGATAAGATGTTTTTGTTTCTCAGACATTCTTTTATAAGAATGTTCTCTCTGCTCTGCTATATAATATATCTCTGAAAAAACCGTACTGTTTGAATATTGCGGACTTTTTATCCTGCCCTTTTCATTCTTAATAAAAGTGTTTCGCCACTTTTCTTTCTTTTCTTTTTTCAGTATAGTAATAATGAAAATTCCTGATAAATTTGCAAATACATAAACACCACCATTTTGTGTATGGACAGTGTAGCCAAACGCTGATCCCTGAATTAAAGAATGAAACGTAGTCAAATTATGGTCTTCATTTTCAATAGACTTGATTGTATCGAAAAAGAAAATATGATTTTCTATAAAATCTAAATCTCTGCGCTCTCCTTGAAGATACTGTCTCATTATTTGCTCTGCTTTTTTTAAAAAACTCAGTTGATTGGTAGAAATTTTGTTTTTTATATCTTCCTCTTTTTCATACCCATCTATATCTAAGTACAGTGTTCTCCAGTTAACCGATGTGACAAAATAATTAAGCCACGAATTATTATAATCCAATCGGCTAAATCCTTCTTTTTTGAACACCTGAAAAAATTTATTTGAGAATTTTGTTTCGCCCTTACTGAATAGACCTTCACATTCTCCACATAACAAATATTCTTTATCTCCATCTTGCAGTGCAATATTAGGATCTAATGCATTTCTCAATCGTCCAGTAAATGAATCTTTTTTTAAATAACGAAAGACAAACTTAGGTATAATGTGACTTAGTTTTAACTCTGCATCTTTATTACATAAAGCACAATTTGATAAGTTTGACATATTAGTTTTCCTTCCATTTCTTTTACTAGAGTTATCACAGAATTATTCCCTAAGGAATTTAAAATATTTAAGAATAAGGCATTCTTTTTTTATTGCTGTTAAATATTTTTTGAACAATTACATGTAATTCATTCACATGTGGTTTTGATTGAACAATTTTAGAAATGTCAGAAGGTTTCACTTTTTTGTTTCCTATTTTAAGACCTTGCTCATTAAATAAATCAGATACTTTACTCACACTTCCGTGAATGGCATACTCTTTTATTGCTTTCTTTTCAAATGTGTCAGCAGTACATTCCTCAGTGAGCTTTATAAAATTATTTAAATCTTTTACAATTTGTTTTGCTCTTTTTAAATTCATAAATAACCTCCTCATCTTACCATATTATCGGTAAAAGAGAGTGACAATGGTACCATTTGCGAAATTTGTCGAACGATTCTTTGTAATTAACATATTGATCTAAATTGTGCCCACACTCAGACCGTTAACGGCCAATTTACTATTCTGAGATTAATTGAAGCAGTTTTATAGAGAATATAAAAACGACCATCATTAAAATGGAAGTCGCTTTATAATCTTGACCTAATATCATAATAACGGATTTTAACCAAAACAAAGTGCCAACATCGTGCCAGAATTGTGCCAAAAATTAAAAGCCAAGAGTATCTGTTGGTATAATACTCAATGATTGACATATCTCTCGATACTTTGCATTTTTTAATGGTGTAGCAAAATAACGTCTTAATTCATTACTCATCTTAAATGGATGGAGAGAAGAATTAAAAGTTTTATTTATGGCGTTAACTATTTCTTCGTCGAGACCCATAATATTCAAATGTTCTGCTATGGTATTACGCCCTTCACCATTTCCCCATTCAAAATTATTAATGAGTCGTCCATCCGTAAACACACGTTGTTTGTATCTTTCAAAATATCCATGTTGTCTTAAATCTTGAATTACATTAGAAGGAAGGGTGATACGCATTGAATTTATATTCTCTATAAAGAAATCTAACGCTTCCTCTTTTTCATTCTCTAGTAAACCATTCCTTAAGAGCGCAGCCAAAATTACAAATTTAAATGATTTCATATTTGGAAGTTTTGTCCTCCAAAAATTTCGTACACTTTCATTGTCATTATAAAATAATGTAATATGTTCCGGGTGTGTTCCCAAAATGGTTTGCTCAAGCCCCGTCCGTTTTATAAATTCAATTGTTTTTTCTGAAATTGATGGTTCAAGTTTAATCAATTCATTATAAAAAGAAATAATCCTATCAGAATATATAAATGGATAATCAGTGTCATGCTTGCTGAATATTGTTTCTAATTCGTTTAAGAAATAATCCATTTCCTCTTCATTTACCGCAATAGGAACCTCATCTATTAAATTGCCAAAACCAGATTTCTCACTGGTGAAATTCAGATCAAAATGTTTATCAATCTTTTGTAATAATGCATTTACGCCCCCCTCAACAACAAACTTCGACAAATTGGAGAACAAAAATAACCAAAACGATTCAACATGAGAATAGCTAATAGTATTCGGTTTTGAATGTGCACAATCATTCCTTCTATACGTCCAATAAGCAGCTTGTTCTCTTAGGTCGTCTGTTATATTAAATAATATAGTATTTTCACTATTTCTTTTAATACAATCCTTTACTTCATTATCCCATGAATCATCATTTCTAAGTTTACGCTTTATTATCTCCCATTGGCCTTCCTTAATATTATTAGGCTTTTCAGACTTCAAAATTCTCTCTTTGATAATAGTTTGAAAGCCCAAATAAGAAAAAAGTAAAGAAGCCCTATATGCTGAAGCTTTATAACATGTTATTGACTCTTCAAATAAATTAGTTATTTCTCTACTGAAATTCTGTTTTTCTAACCACTTTTCTATTTCCAGCTTCATTTTGTTCCCCCTGATTTAATCTTTTTATTATAAATATAATCGAGTTTGTCCGCGTTATCCAGAAATTACCCATATGTTTAATACTGTGCAACTGCCCGAAGTGCCGTCAGCCCTTTCCACCCTTGTTTTCAAGCAATATCCCTGAAATGAATTCCACGTTTGCTTTTTGAGGGGAATCAATAAAATATGCAGAAAAAAAGACTCATCCGGTTTATGAGATGAGCCTGCTTATATCTTGAATTTCTTCATAGCGTTGTTCATGGCATCCTGATTGATTCCAATGTATCGAAGGGTTGTCCGCTGATCTGAGTGATTAAAAATTTCCTGCAGCATGGCAACGTCTTTTGTTTGCTTGTAAAAATGGTACCCGAATGTTTTCCTCAGCGTGTGCGTGCCTATATCATCCAAATTGACATACTCAGCAGCAGCCCTCAGAATCTTATAAGCCATCGACCGTGAGATGGGCTTGTTGATCCCTTCGCGGCTTTTGAAAAGATATTCGTGATCTTCTTTCCCCTCAATATATGCCTTTAATTCTCTTTGAAGTTCCGGCGTCATTTCAATTCTCTTTTTCTTTTTGGTTTTCTTCTCTATAAGGTTGAAATACGGCCGTTTGGCGTCCCTTACTCTCAGTTCCAGTATATCTGATATGCGAAGCCCTGAGTTTATCCCGGTAACAAATAGCATGTAATTCCGCTCGCTCTGTTCTTTTAAAAACCGTTTGATATAGAAAATGCATTCCGGGTCCCTTATCGGCTGAACAAAATTCATTCCGGCGCGCCCCCGTCCTTATAAACTTCCACGCGAAGAGCAAAGGCCAGCCGGTAAAATGCTTTTGCTTTCGTCCGGTAGTAGCTCCGCTGACTGAGTCTCATTTCTGCATAGACTTCATAATCATACATTTCTTCATCCTGCATGTAGAGCATGACAAGTATTTGCCGCTCCTTTTGGGAAAGCCGGTTAACCGCTCTTTGCATTCTCTTTAAAAACCGTTCCCTCTCAATCTCCCAATCCATGCGTTTTAATGCTGCGTCTTCTGTGGAGGAATGAAATTCATTCGAAAAGCTGGGCGGAACAAGGCTGTATGTTGCGGTCACTTTCGGCAAAAAATCTTCCGGCACTTGTAGTAAGTACATGCGATATTGTTCGAGCAGCTTTTCAGCTTTCATTCTCGTAGCTTCTTCGTCAATTTGAGGTATATTCAATTTCAACTGGTCCATTTTGTTTTGAGTGTTGTTTTTATCTTTTTTATCCATAGCATTTCCCTCCCATTATTATTGCTGTCTAAAAGCTCCGCCACGGCCTCTTTTATATGTAGGCCTGTTTACACCCATGAGGTTCTCCAACTCTCTCTCAGTAAGCTTCTGCGGCTTTTTTTCGAAACTTTTGTGTGACGATGGCTGTTTTTCTTTAAAATCAATGCTCAGCGTGGCGTTTTTCTTCGTTTTCATGCCGTCCCTCCGTTCAAATAAAAAACGGACACCAATCAGAGCACAGTGATTCTGTGCAATGATCAGTGTCCGCAGGCTCTCCGTCTTGGACATATTGATTTTTGATTACTTCACGTAAAATTTAGCTGATTCAAATGTTCCAATGTAGTTCCGCTTGCCGGAATCAGAGTAGCAGTCCAGCTGGATGACATAGGTTCCTTTCCCGGTCTTATTTCGGATCGTTTTCACGTTGAATGATTTCAGAGGCGTTGCCGTTTTGAAGCTTCCCCGCTGTACCAGATTCGTATCAGTTAGCCCGCCGCCGCTGCGCTTCTTGTATACGCCGGCTGTGTAATAAAGTGTCCTTGATCCTTTTTTCTCGGCTTTCCAGTCCACCGTTGAGGCGCCGCCCGTATATGTCGCAGCATCCGTAAACACCCGGCCGCTGTACCCGGATTCATTTTGCCAGCCGGACCATGCGGCGGAAGCAGACGGCGCAACGGCCGCCGCTCCCGTAAGTAATGCAGCTGATAAAATGATTGATTTGAATAGTTTTTTCATTATTTTCCCCTTCCTAATTCACAAATAATTAACATTTATTTACAAGGATAATCGTTATTTTGCTCGAATTCTTACTGTGTTCCATAAAAAACCAAAGGAGTGTTTAAAATGAATTTCAAAAAGATTGCTGTGACTGCACTATCGATTCCTGTATTAGCTTTTTCAATTAGTGGTATGGCTTCAGCTAAGGAGATAACTCCTCAAAAAAATGAAATGCAAACAACTATATCTCCTGGTCCAATTAAAGCCTATTACGATACTTTTGAAGTGAGAGCTGGGGGTTCTAAACAATTAGATGCAAAATATTTAGGATCAGGATTCGCTTATCATTCAGATAATAGCGCTGTTTTCACAGTAGATACCAATGGACTTGTCCGTGGCAATAAAGCTGGAAATGCATATTTAACTATATTCAAAAATGGATCAGTATACGGTCAGTTACACGTATTTGTCTATTAATTTTCTAATAGAAGAGCATTCTAATATGCTCTTCTATTTTTCCACTTCACCACCTATGCAGCGCCCACAATGCGGGCAGCGGGCATCTGCGCGGATTTCTAAATCAAGTTTTTTATAATCTCAGTCCGGGCAATGATATTCGATCATTTACTATCCGCCCATTCATCAAAGCTGTAGGGGTAATCAACACTTTCAATGAAACCAATCTCCTTCGCCTTCTGACGGATTTTCATACATCCTTCATAGCTGTAAGCCCATATTTCTTTATAATCCCTCAGCTCGCCGCATTTCCCTGTTATGATGAATTTTCTGAAGCTGTTGACCAGTTGCCACATGTTGCCCCCATGCGAAAAGCCGTTTGAACTGCCGTATCCCAATTCATACGGGTAAACATCAGCGCCCGTGTAATCATCAACGAAGAACAGTTTTTTCTTAAATCTGAAATACGCTATGCGATCCTTTGACTTGCGGTAGAATGTACGATGATCAATACTTGCGATAAGCTTGATCAAATCGTTTATGTCGTTCATTCGTTTCAATTGCTCTGCTGTTGCCATGAGAGTCCCTCCTAATTGGCCTTTAACCTTGTGAATTTGGTCACGTGTTCACTTATTCATGGTTTTGTATATGAATTTCCCTTAAACGCCACACATGCCCTCACATTCATTCAAAAAGTGATCTATATCAAACTGATCTTCATTGAAATTTACTTCCTCCAATGGCCGGCCTGACTTATGGAGAAAAGCGTTATTTTTAAATCGCGGTAGCTTCCGGATAAGCCGGTCAATTTCCACCGCGTCTTGCCATGAGGCCGGGTCTTTCATCTTCATATCACGCCAGGCGTTGAAGTCATGGAAAGGGCAGCCGATGCAGCTGGACTTTGCCGGCGTTCCGAGTCCCTCACGCTCAACGTATGTAATGCAGCGCGACCGATCTGTGAAGGCCACATCAACCAAAGGATGCTCGGCAACTTGCCAACTTTCCCGGCTTGGCTTAACCCGCTGGATTTCGTCAGTGCTGATCCCTTTCCAGAGGTGAACAACTTCTTTGATGCGCTGCCTCGGCTTGTACCCGAGCAACGAACGGATTTTCCGATTGACCGGTAATATTTTGTATTCGTTTGTACATTGCCGGCGTGCAATGCCTATTTCTCCTTTTGAATCCCGAGTAAAGAATGGAATACTGGCGAAACGGTCACCTGTCTCAGCGCCTTGTACAATGTCATCACGAATGTTCCCGTTATCAGTGAAGATGATCTCCCGCCTGTAAGTTGCCTTGATATGCTCGTTTATTTTCCCGATCCAGTTGTAAACGTGTTGCGGCTCCCATCCGGTATCCGAGAAAATAATGTAATCGGGTATAACGCCGTTTATCTCACCTTTCAACGCCATGAGAAGAAGGGCCGTTGATTGTGTGCCTCCCCCGTAGGAGAGGACATGAATATGTTTTTTGCCATCGTCGTACTGCTGCTTAATCATGGCCGGGCCTCCGAACTGAACAATGATTGCTGAGTGTAACTTTGTTCAGCAGCAACCGGGTTGATCCATAACACTTCTTGGCGTTTGGCCCCGGCTTCCGCTGATACTTCTCGTATTTCTCTTTTCCAATGCTTGAGTCGTTCATCGTATATTGGATGTGCATACCCTGAGAGAAGAACAGGACCAGGGTGCTTGTCCAAAGTCTCAAGCAACTCAACATGATCATCAATCGTCATTTCGTGTTTGTAATGCCGCTTTGTCCGCGTTTCGATGATGTAAGGCGGGTCCGCGTAAACAAGCACCTCTTTTCGCTTATACCTTTCAAGCAGCTGGACTGCCGGCTGATGTTCAATCTGAGCCTCTTTCAGTCGCTTGGCTACTAACAATATCTTTGCAGGCAGTTTACCCCACTCTTTTGCTGTGTCAGGCCCGTTACTACTGATCAAGCTCCGCCAGCCTGTCCGATCACTTGTTTTCGCTCCTATGGCCTGCCAGCAACGAATGAGAAAACGTCGGGCGTCCTCTATTTCATCGCCTGATTCAGAATCATAGGAGGCGTAATATTCCTCTCTGGATAACGGCGTCCATTCAATTAATCTCGCAAGCTCTTCCGGATAATCCCGAATGACTTTGAATAGATTGACCACGCTGCTATCCAGATCATTGATTGTTTCGATGGTCGAGGGCTGTTTATTAAAAAACAATGCTCCGGATCCAAAGAATGGTTCAACGTATGTTTTATGCTCGGGCATATGGCTGATGATCCAGTCTGTCATTGACCATTTACTGCCCGGATAGTGTAAAATCCGCGGAAATCCCATCCCGTCACCCCATCAATCCCGGCAGGACAGCGACAGCAAAGAAGAAAAGCCCCACGCATGCCCCGACCAGCCAGATATTTGTTTTATCCCGCTTAGCGATAATGGTGTGGTCGCCGATCATTTTCAGATCGTCAGACCGAGCGACCAGAGTCGGGATGTAGTCCGGGTGAACCTTTAAAAGCTCGGCCGCCTGCTCGACGGTCATTGCTTCGTCCTTCGTAGCCTTCACGTTCCGTTGCAGTTCTACTTGTAGTGGCATCATTTTTCTTCCCCCTCGCAATGGCATTCACTTTCTTCATGACCGCATTCTTCGCATATTTTTTCAACCTGCCAACCCTCAAAGTGATATTTGGGCATTGAATAATATTCTTTATGGCAACTCGTGCATGTTACGATCCCGTCACTGTCTGAATCCCAGTTAGAAAAGGATGCTTCTTCTGTGCAATCGCAATACGGACAAGTTTGTTCTTGGGATAATGCGCTCATTCTGCAGCACCGCCTAACAATTCGGGATTTTGATATACGTTGCCGCCGATCTCGCATTCTTCCCAATCTATACAATCATCAAAATAAGCATGATTATCGAGGAATTTAAGACCAAACCGACCATCTTTAAAGACAACAATCATTGGTTCATGGTCTGTCAAATCAATATCGCCTTCATAAATCTCTTTGCCGTTTTTGTCCTTCGTGCCGATATATAAATCGCGGCTGATCAACTCGTAACCGAACTCTTCACAAAAGACGGGGGACAGTTTGCGCGCCGGGCGTTCTTCAAGCTGACTAATAAAGTACGTTTTCAATTCGACATTGCCTGTTTCCTTATGTCGGAATACGTATCGGATTTTTATGTTATTCATTCCGCAGCCCCCTCCAATGCTTTTCTGGCCGTTTGCCCTCTGTCGAGTTCGACCGCTGGCGGACAGTCTTCAAATTCGTTTGTATACGTCGTTTCAGCAGCGTAAAATTCTAATGCGTTTCTATAACGCTTGTTCTCCGCCCGTATCCGGCTGATATCTTCCCGGGCCTGCCGAAATTGATTTACCGTGACTTCCTGCTGGCGCTGGTGTTCCCGATTCATAGCCTGCTGCATGATTAACTCTTCCGCGAGCTTTTCGGCTGCCGCTTCTAAAGAAATTTGCTCGGGTGTACTGGCCGCCGTTTTTGAAAGGGTGCAAATGTAAGAGCCCGTAAATAAAACTTCACCTTTTGATAAATTGATTTTGAATTCTTTCATGCCCGGGCCTCCCGGTCTAAAAGACATGTTTTGCATACAACCCATTGAGCTGAATAATATATTTTTCCGCAGCGTTCACACTTGCGGGCAATCTCGTATTGATACATTTTCCGTTCCTCCCCCGCAGGGGAAAACCCCTGCTAATTGAATTTATGGCCGATCTCGTAATCACAACGAGCCAGGCCGCCTTTTACTGTTTGAATGATTGTTTTGCCGTGTTCGGGTGCCTCAACGACATACGCGGCGTTTTGGTTGCCGTCTAACACGATGACAGACACCTTCCCCGGCTCAATAAATTGAGAAATACCTGTATTTTGATTGATTGGTATATGTTTTGGCTGCATGTTCAAAGCCTCCGTATGGTATAATAAAAGTGTCTAGGTTTTATTATTCATACGGTGGCGGTTGCTCTAGCGGCCGTCCTTACATCCAATAGTTTGACGGGAAGAGCTGCATGCCAGCCTTTGGTTTTTCCGTCGGAATGATTGGGTGTTTTTTTATATATTCAAGTCGTTCCTCTTCGCTCATCACCCGCGTTGTAACTTCGCCGTACTGACGCAAGTTTTTGTTTTCTGTCATGGTGCTCTCCTCCTATTCTTTATTCATGCCTTTGATTTGAAGATTATATAAGCGCTCAAGCTCTTCATCTGTCTGGCGGTTTAAAAAATCTCTGCCATAAGAGCCGATAAGCAAAAGCCATTCCATTAAATGCTTTCGTTCTGCCTGTCCCAAACGTCTGCCACTCCCTTCATAATCAGCACTTGTAAAGCCGCGTTCCGTACCTCCGGGGCGCAGTCTTCATAACGCACGATGACCATAAGTTGCTGGACGGTTGCTTTTTCAAAACGGAAGCTTTTGCTTGTTGCGTTCATCTTCTGATGCTTCCTTTCCGAGCAAGCCGGATTCCCGAGGCTCTATGAGGTCTCTTTTTGCTTGGTCGATGATAAGGAATAACGTTTCATCTTCATTCCGTCTCAGCTCTTTTGCTATGTTCAGATATGACTCGTCGGCCGCCCATAGCTCCTGGAAACGCCTGATTTCGCTGTCATAAAACATGAAGTTTAGGTCCTGAAAAGGGATATACACCGGGCTTTCTTCAAACAAATAGCGTAGTCGGTACATTTTATCTTTCATGGTTTTCTCGGATATTCTAATTCTTTTGTTAGCGCGTAAACCGTTCTTACGGGCGGGCAGGATGTTTTTTCTTGCAAAGTCCATGACCAGCAAAATGATTTCATCCGAATCCCTGTTTAATAATTCCGACATATCAAGAATTGATTTCCCATCATGCCAGTATTGAACGACCTTTTTTAGCTGGACCATTGACCATTCATAATTCCTATCCTCCAAAGCCAGTTCGAACCGTTCGGCATTGACCGCCTGACTCATGCTAAACACTCCTTTTTGTAATTCATATAGCGGTGAACAAGTATGAGGCGGTGTTCATGCTGCAGATTTTTGCTTACAAGCCAGTTATTCGAGTTTAAGCCGTTTGCCTTAATGACATTTTTCTGTGCGCGCGTCGGGCGCTTCCCGTGTTTCACACTGCGTCCCCCCTAAAGTTCTGATAGTCTGCTATTTTTTGATCAAGAATCTTGATAAGCTCGTCTATTTCTTTTTTGCGCTGGTCATCCGTTAATTTGCGTTCAGGGACGATCTGCAGCACGCCGGGCATGATTGCCTGTATCAACTGTTTTCACCTCCTTAAAAGGACAGGGCGGGCGCAGTACGGCCTTTTCTTTCCTTCTGCTTCTCTTCGAATTTGACTGTTTCCAGGTGTGCCGTGAGCCGGCTTACGACTTTCTTGTCATAAAGTTTAGTCAGAGCCACGCCGGATAGATTAGTTGTAACGATCGTGAATTTGCCTTGTCGCCCCGTAGAGACGCCGTACCATACGCGATGAATAAAATCATTTGCCGCCCTGTTTTCGTTGTCTGTGTCGCCCACCTCGGCCCCGAGATCGTCAATGACAAGATAATCAACCCTTGTCAGCAGTTCGATCGCAAAAGCTTCCGTAAGCCTTTCAGAGCTGTCCTTGAATGAGTTCTTTATTCGCCTCATAAGGGCGTCACTGTTTACAAACAACGCTGATTTAGCGTATCCTTCTGCGTCCCTCTTGTTCAGCTCTTTAATGGCTGACATAGCGAGATGGCTTTTTCCTGCGTTAGATTCACCCGTTAAGAAGATATTCATGACGGCTCCTGCCTTCACTTGCTTAACAAGCTCCATCATCCGGCGCTTGTTCCGCTCGTCTTCATGGTTATAACTTTGGAATGTCGAGAACGTCGCTTCTTTGAGTGTGGGATCAGCGATTAGTGAATACATAGATAAAACCTTTTGATCCATCCGGCGGCGCCATTCCTCGGTTTCATGCTCAATCTCCTTATTGCGCTGTTCCCGTTCGCACATGGGACACTTTGCAGAGCCATCCCGAAGTTTAATGAGCTGAACTGGATACGGCTTTTCTTCTCCACCGATAATCCGGGTGTGTTTATCGCAGTAAACAGGATTGCCGTGCTCATCAGTATGGAATGTCATCCTCCGAGATATTTCGCCCTGGACTGCGGCCGCTTGTTCCTTTGTAAAATCCTTCATTCGCTGATCCTCCTTTTTGATTTAGGTAAGATTCAAATTTTGTACCGAACAATGTTTCAGGGCGCAAAAATCTATTCATAGCAGGATCATTGAGCCATTCCTCAGTTTTTACTAGAATGACATGTTTAAAATCTTCAAAGCGAAAACCTTCGTTCCAGCGTGCCTTGATGTCTTTTTTTGTTTTTGGTGTAGTAGGTCGGTATCGTTTGCCCGCTACTTTGTTCAGTAAATCAATGATCAGTTTGTAAGGAATCTCGTCCTTTTCGTTTTTGGAAGAAGATGCGTCGTCGGGTTTACCCGACAATATATCTTTTAATTCTTCTTTCTTCTTTCTTCTTTCTTCTTCTTGTTCGTTACCTCGCGTTACTGTAACGTTACCTGTAACGTTACTAGGTTGAGAAAGCTGTAAAGCCTTTTGTTTTTCCCGATATTTAGCAACTCTTTTGCGTGTATCTTCCCTGATTTTATCCATCGCATCTACGTTCTGATGCTTTTCCCAATTACAAATACTGATATAGTTCTGATCGTTAATCTCGATCATTCCGAACCGTCTAAATGTATCCAAGGCCATTCTTACAACCCCCAACGGGCGCGAGAAAATAGCTGCCAACATTTCATCGGTATATGGAACATTTTCACTAAGGAAGATGTATCCCGAAGCATTGGTTTTACCAGCTTGAGCAAGTAATTTAACCCATATAATTAATAAAGTGTCGGCTTCGGGCATCTGTTCAATAAGCTTGATTTTTTCGTCATCAAACATATGAGTGCTGAGCTTTACGAATTTAATTTCGCTCATTTAGCCCGACCCCTTCTGATTTCGTCAACGGCCATACAGACCGCTTGCCATTTACAATTACAGAGCCTAGAGTATTTTGCTGACATAGATCAGACAAGCAGACGCCGCCTTGCGCTTTTAGCTCGGCGATAGCTCGCTCATGAACCACGACAGACTCACTTATAACTACAGCGACTTGGTTGCGCAACCAAACAAGACTTTCTAAAAACATTTTGCAACCTCCTTATGCGTTCGAAATGCAGTTCTTTGCGATCCAAGCCTCAACAGCACGTCGCGAAAATCTTCGCTGGGTTTTTGCCCCGCCTGGGCGCTGAGGTGGTTCAAACGAAGGAAAGTCCGACCTACTGAAATACAACTCTTCCGCGGTAGCAGCAGTACATTTGAGTATCCCTTCGTAAACCTCTTTCTTTGTTAGCAACTGATCCTGTGCAGACAGTACCATGATCATTTCTTGAATTTTAGGAACCAGCGCTGCGCTGACATTTGTAATTACTTCGCTTGTAATTGTGTCGATATCTGATTGTTCAAGTTCAATTTTCATAAGTTTCCTCCTGAATATTGTGGCTTTAAAAACCCCAAAACATCTAAAAAAAATATTCTATTGATTCATTTAGCGCAATAGAAATCCTATTCAACGTCTTCAAATTCGGACATCTTTGTCCATTCTCTATTTTACTAATGTAAGAGCGCGATAATTGAAGCTTATCCGCTAACTCGGTCTGTGTTAGGTTGAGAAGATTTCTCTTTTCTTTAACTTTCATCCCGATCTCGATACCGATTTGTGTCTCGATCACCTGTAGTCACCTTCTCTCCAAAAAAATGTGACAAATATGCCCCAAAACAAATATAACATTCCTCGTTTTTTTTGACAACCCATAATTTTGTTTTTTGGACTATATGTCACCATGACATGTTATAATAGATTAAACAAAACCATTGAAAACAAAATGAATCCTAATGAAATTGAAAAGGTGATATTCATTGAATAATAGTGTTGGCACCAAAATAAAAAGATTAAGAAAAGATAGGAAGCTGACGTTGCGTGAAACAGCAGAAAAAGTAGGTCTTGATCACAGCTATTTATCTAAAATCGAAAGAGGCGTACAAAATCCCTCTCTAAAAACCATTGAATCTTTATCTAATTTTTTTAATGTTGATCGTTCTTATTTTTTCACAGACGACAAAAATTTAGAACCGTTTTCAGATGCTGAAAAACAACTTGCATTTGAAAGAGACTTATCAATAGAAAATCTCAGGAAGAATTATAATATAACTGTTGACGGTAAAGAAGTTTCCGACGACGAAATAAATGTGATGTTAGAAGTCTTAAAAGCATACAGAAAATCAAAGGGCAGCTCTGATATTGATTGATTCTTGGTCGGCTAATTGCTTTATTTTCTCCAAAAATTCATCGAGTGAAATATCTGTCTTCATTTTATGCAATCCCCTTTATGCGAACTTTTGTTCCATTATAATGTATTGATTGTTAAAAATAAATCGGTAAGTAAGGATTTCCTGTTTTTGATTTTTTAAAAATAGGAAATCCTTCTTAAAAAGACGAAAGACGGTGCCCATTATTTTGGCAACGTCTTTTTTAATAAAATCTCGGTTTTTCAGTTTTTGTGATCTTTGGTTCTACAATTTTGTAACTCATACCCACTGGCGGATCAGCTAGCTGCTTGGTATATCCGGGATTCTGTGGGGGTTTTGGTTCATTGCGTTCAGCATTAGAATTTGACGCACTAAAAGCTAAGGCTAATACTATCACTAATGTTATTGCTATCCCTATGACTGTCTTTTTCACTAATATTCACCTCCCTCTTTATAATATTATAATCTGCCCCCAATTTAAGCAACTCTATTTTTGGTAAATTTGCTCTGTAATAGTCTTTTTTATCACAAAATACATGTAATGAGAGAAGTAATTTCTCTATACTCCTCTCCCTCTTTCCGTCAAAGTAAAAAGCCAAAGCAGAGTATACCTCATAATCATAATATTGTTCCAAGTTATTCTGTCTAACTACATTTTTTATGAATTCAGATACGATAAGCTTTTTTGACACAGGTCTTTCCCAAAACATGTTTAAAATTGCCAGTTGCTCTCTTAAATCATTGGCAACAAAATACCTATCTCGAGAGTTATTAAGTTCTATACCTCTTTTAAAATAATAAGCTGCATTGTCATAAGACTCATAGAAATACGATAATCCTGAAATGAAAAATCCATTAGTTACTGAATTCACACTGAAATTTCGTTCAATTAATTTTTCGGCTCTTTCCCGGGCCTGCTCTATATTATTTCTAAATTTAAGATACATATTAGCAAGAGCTTCATCCGTCCTGCTTAAAAATGCCTTTTGAATAAAAGGGTCTTTTATTTCTGGCAGCATATCGTGAATCTTCTCGACATAATGCAAAGAAAGATCAAATTTCCCACTATAATAAAAACATAGCATTTCTAAAATTAACAAGAGGGTTTTTAAATCTTTGGAACTAGGCTTCAATGGTTTTAACTTCTCAAGGTATTCAACTTCACTATAGACACGGGAATACTTTGACTCCAACTGCCAACCATAAACTAAAGCCCATTCCCTTAACTCTCGGTTGCTTCCGTTAATTGTCTCCCCTATCAAATGAGTAGTCATCGAATCGAGTTTTTTAGAGTGTGCATATTCAAATGCAGTTTTTATATTCTTTTTTGTTGCTTCATAGCAGCATTGGCGCATAAGTTCAATTTCATTATCTTTATCAAGGTAGCGAACTATCTCTAAAATCATCCATAGTGCGATCTCTTGTCCATTAAGGAATTTACTTAGATGAGAGGCACTTATTCCGATTTTATCAGCCACTTGCTTTTGCGGTTCTTCCTTTGATTCAAGTATGAGTTTCAAATGACTTCTAACATCAAATTTATATTCGTTCATCTTAATCACCATTTTAAAAGAAATATAACACACCTGTCGAAAAAATATTGTCGATAATTGACGAAAGAACCAAAAAAAGAACAACAATTCCGAATAACTAAAATTTTCTTATTTTTCTTTATTATACCATAAAACTCATTAAAAAGATACATTTAATAGGCTTTTTTGAACATCTAAATTGGCGCATATGAAAGTGTTTAAATTTATTTCAAATGAAAATAAATTTTCCCTACAAAAAAAGCTGTTTGAGTTGCATAATAATATTAACAGGTAATTGTAAATGGAAGTGAGGAAAAAAGCATGGCGAGTTTTAGGAAGCGTGGAGGTAATTGGGAATATAGAATTATTTATAAAGACCCCATTACGAATAAGAGGCGAGAAAAAACACAAAAAGGCTTTCGTACAAAAAAAGAGGCACAAGTAATTGCGGCAGAAATTGAAAGAAATTTGTTTTTAGGAAAGCATGGCTTAATTCATAACAAAGAAAGGCTGGTTAAAGACTGGTTAGAGGAATGGCTGCAGGTTTATGGATCACAATGTGAGCAAAAAACCTTGATAAACAGGAAACTATATATACATAAAAATATTATTCCCTATATAGGGAATTTCAAATTGAATGAACTTAATAGAGTGGAGTATCAAAAATTCATTAATGAGTTAAGCGAGAATTTTGCAAGGAAGACTGTTCAAACGATACATTCAATCTTCTGTTCTGCCATCAACAAGGCTGTGGAGCATGAAATCGTTTCACATAATAAATATCAAAACATTTCAATAAAAAAAGATTCGGATTATAGAATGCTTAAAGACAATTACCTGGACAAGGACCAAGTTTCTATCTTTATGGAGGCAGCAAAATCTTCTAAATATCATCATTACATGATCGCTTTAACTCTTTTAAGAACTGGCTTAAGAAAAGGTGAACTTATTGCTTTATATTGGTCCGATATTGATTTTAATAACAAGACTTTAAGGGTTACTAAATCTAAAAATGAGTTTGGAATCAAAGCACCTAAAACTCGTAACAGTGTTAGAACTATAAGCATTGATGACACTTTAATTAAAGAGATGAAAGATTTTAGGGAGTGGCAAGAAAAAAATAAAATAAAATACGGCGGCAATTATAATCTCTCCCCCTTTTTTATTACCAACCATAAGGGAGATGACATTGGACCGTTTGGAATTAATAAAGTCATAGATGCCATTCTTAAGAAAACTAATCTGCACCACATTACTCCACATGGTTTAAGACACACACACGCCATTATGCTGCTAGAAAGTGGTGCAGATATCAAATTTGTAAGTGAGCGACTCGGTCATACCGATGTGAAAATGACAGCTGATGTCTATATCCATATCACGCAGAATCACAATCAAAAAAGCATTAATCGGTTTGATGAATACCTAAACAGCTAAAAATCAGTGGGCAAAATGTGGGCATGAGGGGTGCATCCCACACAGAACCCTT